CAGTTTAAAGTTCTCCAAATGCTCAGCAGTAGGCTTATTATCAATGCCGTTACGCTTTGCAGTTTCACTTCTTGTCACCTCAGCAAGTGATAGGTGCTTTGATATTCTCATTTTATATCGTCAATGTCTGACTTTATTTCTTTGACTCTGCTAAGAACTTTTTTAATCATTGGCCAAATCTCAATCTTAAACGCATCCTCTATATTCTCCTTGATAGATACTAGCTCAATAAAAATCAAAAGGATTGCACATATCTTGGTGAACATGAACTCAATCCCAAAACTTTTAATAATAAACTCGTTCAACAAAAACTTGTCTATCAAGAATAGAAGCAATATACATACTTCATAAAGCAACATTTTACTCACAATATTAGACAGCTTCCTGCTTCTTATACTTTTGAATCCATCCAACTTTATTGACTTAAATATTCCCGTGAATGTATCAAGAATAATAGCGGCCGCTACGGCTATTAATAAGCCGTATATCGGGGCGAATAGCAGAACGATAGATGCTACTATGTATTGCAAGTATCTCATCGTCCTTGGCCTTTATATGGCTTCTTATAAAGATTACTTCCCTTACTAGTACTAGTCTTTGTCTTGGCCGCTACGCCTTTGCTGTTAGACTTCTTAACGTATGTGTTTGCGATTGAAATCTTAGCCTTTGCCATCTTACCAAAGAGCTACAAGTTGAACAGCAGTGGTGCCACTAGATTGTGACCAAAGCTTAATTACCTGAACAGGTAATACTTCTCCTGCTTGAGCACCAAAGAAAGTAATTACATCTCCTCCAATGGTAGTAACTTTTACGTTACCTGCTACTCCAACATATAAGAAACATCCAGCGTTGCCAATGGTAGTCTGAGAACTTGCAGCGTACACGATATAATTACTTGGTGTTACATCAAAAATGTCTGCATTCAACAACAATGTTGTTTCACTTACAACAACTAGAACAGTTGCAGCAAGTGCATCTGAAGTGTTGTAAACAATGTCGCCTGTCTTAACTCCATCTGTTACAAATGTAGCAGAAGAATCGACAAGAGATGCAACCACAATAGAAGTGTTTGTACCGTCTGAAATTACAGCAGGAAAAGGAATATTGGCATTATCGGTTCTTATAGCCGTTAACGCTCTTGAGAATGTTGTTTTAAAAACTGACATAATTTTTATTGTTTATCTTGATATGGAAATGCTCTATTCAATGCGTCTCTGCGGGCACCACATCCACAATCTTTGCCTGTGGCAGCGCTAACCGCTTCAACTACTTTTTTAATACCCGTAACTTTTGTGACTTTCTCGATGGTGTCACCTAATCCTTTGCTTTTCATAGTCGTTATAAGCAACAATGGCATCAACCCTCTTGGAGCTGATGCCTTGTTTTTTTATATCTTGTTAGATAGTCTACTAAACTTGCTCATCGTCTTGAGATGGTTGCTCAGGCTCGATGCCTTCAACCCATCCTGCGAGGAACTTGAAGCTATCAATGCCTTCTGTTGAAAATGTAAACTGATAAAACTCGAAAGTCTCATCAAGAAGATTCTTCATATCTTTAGACATAGCCTTGATTCCATCCTTGGTGAACTTGTATTCACCCTTCTCATTTAGGTCCAATACACCATTGGACTCAGTATGAGCATGGTCAAGACGAATGTCTTCTCTTTTCTCATTGTACTGCTCAAATAGAGGCTTAATCTTGTCTACAATCTTTTTAAGCTTAGCCTCTGCCTTACTACCTTTCTCAGTAGGGGTTACGTTTAACGCTCTAACTAGCTCTAGCAATTCAGCGTTTGTCTTTAATACTTTCTGTGCCATTTGATTTGATTTTGTTTTTCCAAATATACTAAACTTTTGAAACTCTTTTACCCATACCTACTCTTGACTTCTCTGCTTTTTTAGCAGAAAGTTTTGATGGGCTAATCTCACTCTTTGTCTTTGGTGTCTCTGAGGACACTCGTGTTGTTGGCCGGCAGTACTCGTTCTTACCACCAGCCCCGCAGGCCTTACCGCTCTTGGTGTCTTGCCACTTCTCTTTCTCCCAACGCTTTAAGCTAGAGCCCTTCTCAGACTTTGTAACATTGCCTGATGCCTTACGACACTTAGCAATAGCCTGTGATGCCCTAGCAGAAGGGAACACATCATACGATGCCTTTACTTTATTGTAGCAAGCGTCTTTCATTTTTTTCTTGGAACACTATACCTTTCTCCGTCCTTCTTTATAATCTTATTGCCAAGAACCCTTTCAATTTTTTTTGTTTTAATCATTGAAGGATGTTTCTTCCCCTTTAAAATCATTCCTGTATCAGGGTTTATGCTACCCCAATGTCCACTATCATCGGGCTTTAATCCTGATTTAGTAGCGGCCTCATAATTGTATCCGTACTTTTTATCAATTTTTTTTAACTTTTCAGTATCACCCTTTGCTTTACTAATTTTATTTTCAAGACGTTCGTATTTTCTCTCGACTTTCTTGTTAAGTCTTTTGCTATTATCTATACGATTTATTTTATCGTCTATAGTCTTTTTCATCAGTATTTACCTCTACGGCCTTTAGGTGATGATTGAGTCGAACCTCCCGGGCCTGCCCATAGGTTCTTACAAGCCCAATACTTAGGGGTTAATTTGTCATTAGCAGAGTCACAGCCATGTCTAGCCTTAAAGCTCTTACGAGCCGCAGACGAATAGTTATGGCCGTATCCCTTTGCTCCAAAGTGGAGGAGCTTTTCCTCCCCTCCGGAACAAGCTTTAACCATCTTCTTCTTACCGGGACGGTCAGAAGCAGTAGGACGGTTACATTGCATCTTTGACTTATCAGCCATTTTAATTAGCTTCTAAACGCTCTAGTAGAGTGACCAACAACAGGAGCCTCTGCTACCTTTTCTTCTTTAGCCACAGGAGCATCCTTAACTACGGGAGCTTTTTCAACCGCCTCGTTCTCTACTAGCCCTGACTTTACTTCTTCTTTAGCCTTTGACATGATTACTTTCTTTTGAATTGATAACTTTCTTTTTTCACAGCTTGTTTAAAAGGACCTGTTAAAGGGTCTCTAGCAGAAATCATTCTATTAATACTAGATTTAGTTACGGCAGATACAATGTCAGAAGGAGTTGCTCCTGCCTTAGCCATACGCTTTATAGCTTTGCTTGAATCTTTACCGCTATCCATACGCTTTACAGCTTTATCAGTAGCCTTAGCTACTTTCTTTACGACCTTATTAACTTTGTCGCCCGGTCCTTTACCATTCATCATGATTATTTCTTTTTAGGTGCAGCTTTAAGCGCTTTGTTAAAAGCTTTAACCGCAGGTTTAACTTCTTTAGCAACTTTTCTTACCTTGATAGCCTTGTCAAATTTATTGACAGACTCAAGTGGCTTAGGATAAGACTTGCTTACAGTAACTGTGGTATCAGATTTGGCCTTGCCTCCTCCGCCATTCATCTTACCTTTCATCATTATTTAGCTTTCTTAACTAGACTAGACTTGCCAGCTTTAGCAACAGCAGACTTAGCGCCTTTAGAAGGTACGCCACCTGACATAGCCAACGGCTTAGCTTTCAATGCTCCTTTGATAGATGGTCCACCACCTGAAGGAGGTTGCAACTTAGAAGATGCAGGGAGATTTGGAATGTCCTTTTTCATTTTTTTTGTTTTTTTAGTTATTAGTAATCTTTGTATTTCTGTTTAAATGTATATAATTTACCTAATTTATCCAATCCTGAGATTCTACTGGCTCCTCCAACTCTTCGCTCTCTGTTTCTGGAAAGCTTATCTTTTAATTTTTCTTTGCCAGCTTGAATAGCAGCAATCTCTCTTGCTTGCTTGTTCTTAAAGGTGATGGCGTCCAACTCATTGCGGAGACTCTTAACTTCCTCCTCCGTGGTTTTTTCTTCAGATTTCTTCTTCTCTGCCATAATTATAATTTATTTACCTTTGCTTTACAAATGTAATAAAATAAAATCAATGAAATCAACACCTTCAGACTACCTAAAGTTTTGGAGAGTCATCAGATATTACATCAAATTCAAGCATGAGCTAAGCCAAGCAGACCTAGATGTAATACTTTTTCTCTACACCGAGTCATATTTTGGCAAAGAAAGATTCGACCAATACGTTGAGCTTGTAAGTTGGGACAAGGACCGCTTCAACTCACTACACGCTAGGGGATGGATTGAAACTTTTAGAAGGAGAGGAACTGATGGACGCTCGTTGTACTGCCTGAGCGACAAGGCCAAAAGAGTTGTGCGTGATATCTACAGAAAGCTTGAAGGAGAAGAGATTCCAACCAGCCTGTCCTACAACCCGATGTTCTTAAAAAATGTGTCCTATAACGATAAGGTCTATCGCAATATGATTCTTGAGATGAACGCCTACTACAGAAAAGAAAGAGACAAGAAGAGCAGTAGTGATGATGATTAAATCACCACCACTACGTCACGCTCAGAAATAATTGTATACTGCTCGTTGTCAATTAGCATTGTGAAGCTATGAGCCTTGTCGTAGTACAGCTCATCACCCTCATCAATGACGTCAACGTCAGTGCCTGTCGCTATCACCTCAGCACGCTTGTATCGCAGCTGATTGGTGTCCTCACCAGATAGGATTAGACCACTCTCGGTCTTAATCTCCTCCTGTATGTCCTTTACAATAATGTATTTGCCGATTGGTCTCATAGCTCTGGAATTACTCTTATAAATGATGGAGTGTTCTCACCAACGTAAGCCCCTGCAATGTTGTACTCGTAGTACTCAATCGCCTCATCCACCTCCATCCCGTCTCTTATTAGGATATTAATCACCTCGTCAATGTCGTAGACAATTTTTAGATTGTTGTCATCCACACCAATGATGGCATCATCGAAGCCATCTGCTATCACGAACGTATCGTCAGGGTATAGCTCTAATATTTGTTTTAGTTTACTGCTGCTCATAGCTTCTGGCCATTGTGATGATGGCGTTAGTTGATAAAATTGTTACTGCTACACTGACTGCGTTCTGCAATGCGGACCTAGTCACCTTAAATGGGTCAATGACCCCCATCTGCACCAAGTCACCAATCTGGCCTGTCTTTAAATTGTAGCCATGACCCACAGGTGTGCCATCTTTGTACACGTCACTAGGCTTTAGACCAGCATTTGCAAGGATTTGCTGGAACGGAGCCATCAATGCGTTACGCACAATGGCCAATGCAGCGGTCTGCTCAGCACTTTTTGACTCTGATTCAAATAAATCAGCGCTTTCATCGAGCAATGCCTTGCCTGCCCCGGGCAATATACCCTCCTCAAGGGCACTTCTCACCGCACACACAGCGTCATCGACCCTATCGTACAGCTCCTTTTGCTCCAAGTCAGTCTGACCACCCACAAATATCACTCCAATGCCACCTGTAAGTGACGCAATGCGCTCCAACAAGAAGTCCTTGTCAGCTTTACGGGTCGCTTGGTCGTGTGATTGCCACAATTGTGCGACTCTCTCGTCTATTGACCATTGGTCAACTCTTGCATTACTGCGAATAAGTATGGTTTTGTCCTTACTAACGATGACTTTTGACGCATGACCCAAGTCATTGTACTTAATAAGGCTCAAATCGTCACCAGTCTTCTCACTAAAGTAGGTCGCACCAACGCTAATCGCAATGTCTTGCATCAGCTCATGCTGCTTATGGCCAAAATTAGGCGGAGCCACAGCACAAACCTTCAAATTCCCCTTCATACTATTGGCCGCCAGCGTGTTCACCACGTTCACATTGCA